CTCTCCCTGATTAGTAAATTGCTCTTTCTCACCCGACTGTTCTTGTTGTATTACATTAACAACAGCCCAATTCCAATGTTTAGTAACTTGTTTTAACGCATAGTTGGTACTCCAATGTGCCATAGTTTGATGCTGACTCATCATTTGCCCAGTATTTTTAACCTTTTCAGGTGTGAGCAAACTGATGTGATCAACAATAACTATAGTAAAAGCATTAGGGTCATTAGGAACATAATGACTATAGACTTTAGTATTTTCTTTTACTGTATAATACTTTCCGTTTTCATCAATTTTCTTCTTAATAAACTCTCTATCTTCAAACACATGAGTACCATTCTTATCAGCATAATCTCTACAGTACTTATAAATACCTGTTGGGTTGTATACTGAATCAATGATCTCAACTCTCTCTAGCAATGATTCTACATCATCTATGTGCTTTTCAATTAAATCCATTTTATCCTGCTGAAGAGAATTTTCTCTATATCCTTGCAGGGTTAATAAATCCATTTGAATATTACATCTTGAAGAGATAAAATTACATATCATAGTGTCAATAAACTCTTGTTCAGATTCTTCGAGTGCAAAATAAAATATCTTTAAGTTGATATTGTTTTTTAATGCATACTCTAAAGGTTCTCTTACATAAAGAGCTTTTGTTACTTGAGTCTTACCTACACCTGAGCCAGCAGTAACCATTTGTATCATGCCAGGCACAACACCAGGAACTGATGACATTAGTTTAGGATAATTCTCAAAAGGAATACAAAATATTGCACCTGCATCCTTACTAGCTTTAATCTTTTTTAACTGATTAAGCCTTTGCTTCACTTTGCCTTCTAGCTTAACCTCTTCCATTATTATTTAGTTTAGATTCAACTTCTATCATTTCACATACGTGACCATCATCCCATCTAGGGCTAGGCGGAGGTGTATCGCCAGTAGTACTATATCCAGTACCACATTCTTTACATCTATATCCTTTCATTCTCTTTTAAATGTGCTTTTATAGTCATCTCATCTAGCTTTATAGAAAGATCTTTACCAATCATCGTAAAATATCCTGGAGCAATCATACTTCTTTTTCCTTCTTTAGATTCCAGATGTAAAATATCTGCTTCTAATTGTTTTACATGGGATTCTAATGCTTTTTGTAACATAAAATTCTCCATTCCATTAAATTTTTTTGGCATATTGTTTGTTTTTTAAATTAATTACATATAATCTTCATTTTCATAAAGATTATCTCCTTTGTCTTGATCTATTAAGTACGAATACTTCTCGTGATAACCTTCGTTAAGCCAGCGAGTAGCTTCTACCATGTACTCTAAGTCTCCTGATTTTGTTTTATCTTTAACTTCTAGTTCTAGCACCTTAATAGCTAACTGTTGTTTTTGAGTATCTTTTTTAAATACTATGTCCCATTTTTTTCTTAACTTAAGACCCAAAATTGTATCTGGATCAGCAGGAGACAAAGCTCTATTACCACCAAACTTCTTTCTAACTGAAGTAGGGTATGTATTAAGCCATTTTACAAAAAGATTGTCATTTATTGCAAAGAATATGGAAGCCTTATCTCTAAGGAATACACCGTCTTTGCTAACCTTTATAAATCCTTTACTTTCTAATCCCGCCAGGGCCTGTAAACTGGTTTCTAGTATTCCAGTTATTACAAACCCATTTGCAATATTATAAAGTATTAAGTATTCATTTATTGATATCTTGTTCTTAACAACATCATCAACGGGTATTTTTATATCATCCATTTTTAATTAACGCCATGTTATAAATTCTTCATTAAAATTATTCATTGATTTATTAAAATAAACCACATCTTGTGTATCCTGAACTACAAGTAAATGCATTTCTGGAAACTCATGTCTCAAGCACCTTCCTAACATCTGAAAAAAAGAACCAATACCACTATCTAATTGTGTTATAATTCCTCTTTCTATATTTGTTAAGTTAACGCCTTCTCTCAGCATATTAACAGCAAACAGCTCACTGCATTCTAAACTATTAAAACAGTCAATCAAATTCTGATTAACTTCGTTCTTGTTTTTAGAATGCACTGCACTGATTGAACCAAGTTCTTTAACTTGCTTAATTGAGCCTGTAAAGCAAATAAACCTAGTGTTATCGAGTCTGAACTCCTTAACCAGATCTTTAACAGTTTGTGTCTTAACTTCTGCAATAAACTTCTTTCTTTGTGAAGCTATATTGAGAAATTTATTTCTACAACCTGTACGAATGGGATAAGGTATTTTCATGTCCTCTGATAATCCTTGATAGTATGACATTTGTTTAGTAAGTGCATCATAATGTTCTTGTTCAGTACCTTGAGCTATTATTCCAATTTCTTTTGGAACACTTTTCATAGTAATAAACAAATCTTCATGTTTGCAATGCTTAAATATGCCATTCTTAGATTTTCTTGCTTTATATTCCCAGAACTTACCTCTAACTATATTCTTGTTCAGATAAACCTTATGAACAATTAATGATGGTTTTGGTAATAAATTCAAGTCAAACGCCTTGTTTAATGATATAGTATTGTAATTTATTCTATTATTAAAGAACTCATTAATCATACGTTTTTTATCATCTGATATAGTGGCAGAAAGTAACACAACTTTAGTGTTACGCCCAAGCACTTTCTTTAAAGCCTTCAGTCTTAATGGTGTCAACGCATGACACTCATCTAGTACTACAAAATCTGCCTTATTTTTTTGATTCTTTAATGATGCATACAAAATAGTTTTCATAGCATTAGCTACTTTACTTTTCTTATGCTTCTTAATATCGTCAAGCCAATTCTTCTTATGTGTACTCTCTTTACAGACTAAATAACCTTTAGCATTTGGATTATTCTTCAGAATATTATCTACAATCTTAACAGCGGCTAATGTTTTACCAGTTCCAGTTGACCATTCAAGGCACAAGAATCTATGTACTACACTTAGTTTAACTGCTTTAGATTGTATTTTAGTCTTTGGATTCATCATCCTCAACGCTATCAATTATTTCATTAATAATTTTATCTATATCCTCTTCTGATAAAGAATCTATATTATTAGCATCAATAGCTAACGCTCTATCTCCATTAGGTAATTCAACAACTTTAGGTTTTATTCTTTTGTTATCGTCATCAACAGGATAAGATAAAATCATAGCAGACTTAATTAATATATCTTTAAATTCATCATTATTTCTAGCACTTGCTAATAGCATTTCACCTATTTCAGCTCCATTTCCTTTAACAAATATAGATTTTTCATCATCTTTTTTGCATAAAAACAAAGCTGCAAAACCTTTTTCTTTTTCTGATAATTCTTTTAATTTGTTACAAATATTGTCTACCTCGTCTTTGCTTTTTGAAAAGCTGTCTTTTATTCTATTAAATATTCCCATCTTATTTATCACTTTTAAAGTTAAATTCTAAATATTTTAATTGATCACCAGTTTCTCTAAATCTGTTAAGAAAGTCAGTTACATGTGTGTGTCTAGAAATCTCATCACTAAAGCCATCTAACACATGTTTATTAGCTTTACGATCAAGTCCTTCCATTAGCTTCTCTAGTAATCCAGGAGGCATACCTTCGGCTTGACTTTGTATGTTTTCTAAGCTTTCTTTAGATTTAGCTTCAAATTCTAATTTACTTTTGAATATTCTATTCATTTTATCATATTCTGACTGAGCAACCTGCAGTATTGCTTCAAATTCTAGTACTGAAACACTTGATTTAAAGTCTTTAAACGCAATTACTTCTTCTTTATTTTCCATTTTTTATTTTTTTAGTTTGTTAAGTGTTTTAATATCTATTGTTTCCCAACCTCTAATCTTCATACCTTGTAGTATGTAGTCTATAGATTTCCCTATATTCTTTGGCTTAGTGGTCTTTTTAATTGGCGGCACAGGCAATTTGCCTGTTAAATCCCACTCTATAACATTTCTACCTGTTATAGAGCAATCTCTAGTTCCTACTTCATAAACAACACCAGCCTCTCTAAGCCATGACAAAACTTTCCATGTTCCTTTCATGCCGTATTTGTTGTTCATATATCTTTCAAGCTCTGTTGATGTACATGGAGCCATATCCACTACACCACGAGTAACTCTTAATCTTATTTTACTAAGAAGGCCACTCATAACTATGTCGTTATAACAATTAACTGATGTTTGTCTATTCATTTCATCTTAGTTTAGTTCTTTTTCTTCTCCACCAGGTTCTTCCTTGTGAATCTTGACTACACATGCAGTTACTACATGAATGTCCATGTATATCAGACTGATCTAAGTCTATGTCACACAATCTGCATTCATATCTATCAAGATTTAATTCTCTTGATCTTTTTTCCTTCCTTAACCTATATATTATAAAAAGATTTACAAGTAATGAACTGATAAACAGTAAGATTGTAACCCATAATATTGTTTCAATATGTCTCATTTTTTAGTGTTATTGTGACACCTAAAATGATGTCTGTTATAATTTATATATTTCTTGTTTAACTTCTTGCCAGTACTCAACTCCATTTGTAAAGCAGTTTGGTTCATATTGAATAACGTTTTTTGTACCACCTTTACTAATAATCTCATCTACACAAATCAATGCACTTGTTTTCGCAATGGCAACTGCATCTGTTGGATTTTCTTCA